GTTAACAATAGCGGGGATGACTACGTCTCTTGGACATTCCGCAAAGCCCCTAATTTCTTCACATGTTTAACCTATACAGGCACGGGAAGCGCACAAAGTATTAGCCACGATCTAGGTAGTGTGCCGGGTACGATTATCGTTAAGCGCACAAGCTCAACAGAAGATTGGCTAGTGTACCATAGGTCTACGGGCAATCAAGCTGGTACAGGGCTTAACGAAACCGCAGCAACATATACAGGTGTCGGTAATGTTTACTGGAACTCTACTGACCCAACAGATAGTGTGTTTACTGTAGGGACACACGCTAGAGTAAACACATCAGGTCAAACATACGTCGCCTACCTATTCGCACACAATGACGGTGACGGTGGGTTCGGTCCCAGTGGTGACCAAGACATTATCAAGTGTGGGAGTTATACTGGTAATGGTTCTTCTACTGGCCCTGAGATTGACTTAGGGTTTGAGCCTCAGTGGATAATGATAAAAAGATCAAGTGCCACAGAAGATTGGATAATGTTTGATAACATGAGGGGTCTTGTTGTTGGTGGGATTGACCCAGACCTACGCCCCAACCAAGGACAGGCAGAAGGAGCGTTTGTCACCTATATGGATATAAACGCTACGGGATTTCAGCTTACAGATGGTAACTCTCGCACAAACGGAAACGGTGACACCTACATCTACATCGCCATCCGCCGTGGCCCTCTTGCTGCACCTACGGCTGGGACTGAGGTGTTTGCTATTGATCACCTCCCAACTACCACTACCCCTAAATTTACAGCATCTTTTGCAGTTGATATGGCCCTTCAAAAGGAAGTAGATAGAGGAGAGTCTTGGTATAATGCTAGTAGATTGACTCAAGGAAAGTATTTAGTGCCACAAGCCACCGATGCCGAAGCTACTAGCACTAACTTTATCTTTGACTACAACAATGGTTGGTCTGACCAAGGTGGTGATAATTGGACATCATGGATGTGGAAGAGAGCGCCCGGCTATTTCGATGCTGTGTCATGGCAGGTAGATGGCTCAGGCGATCAAACCATTAATCATAACCTTGGAGTTGTACCAGAAATGGTATGGTCTAAGAACAGAAACACAACAAGTAATACATATAACTGGTGGGTTGTTGCACACAAAGACCTTACAGGATGGGACTCTGCTAATGAGAATGACAGACACGTTCTTCGTTTAAATACAAGTGACGCATCCGCTCAACAAGGCTATCATCGTGACTTTACTGACACCTCAATTCGTATGCTAGGTGTGGCATCTGGTGGCTACACAACAACAGATAGTGTTATAGCCTACCTCTTCGCAAGTCTCCCCGGTATATCGAAGGTGGGGAGCTACTCGGGTGATGGGACTACAGACGGCTCTAAAGTTATTGACTGTGGCTTTACCAGTGGTGCTAGGTTTGTGCTAATTAAAACGTCCAACACCGCAGGTGATTGGATGGTGTACGACACAGTAAGAGGTATTGTTGCTGGAAATGACCCCGTTCTATCTCTGAACAGCACAGCGGCAGAAGCAACAACTTATGACAACCTTATCCCCAACTCATCAGGCTTTGCCGTAATACAAAACACTGATGGTGCTTACACTACAAATGAGAGTGGTCATTCATACATCTTCTACGCAATCGCATAACACACGGCAGTACATAAAGGAGAACACAACATGTATGCTAAAATTAACGGTGGGACAGTAACACACTTCCCGTACACATTCGGTCAACTACGCAAGGACAACCCTAACGTGTCGTTCCCTAAGAGCATCACAGCAGGTGTCATGCAGAAGTTTGGCATGGTGGGTGTACTAGAGGGTGCTAAACCTACTCCTACAGCTTACCAGACAGTACAGCGCAACGCTCTACCCACACGTCCTGTCATTGGTCAGTACACAGAAGATGATGCACCTATGCCTGACATGGTTGGTGAAGACATCATCGCTGGCTACTGGATGATTGAGTACACAGCAGTAGATATGTTTGCTGATACAACTGACGAAGATGATGTAGTTACCACTAAAGCTGAACATGAGGCTGCATATCAGGCTACCCTTGATGCTAAAGCTGCTGAGACTCATCGTACAACTCGTAACAAGCTACTGGATGACAGTGACTGGACGCAGATGAACGACAGTCCCCTGAGCAATGAAGTTAAGACAGCTTGGGCTACCTATCGTCAGGAGCTACGGGGTATTAGTGACTTGGACGCATGGCCTAACTTGGCTGATGATGACTGGCCTGTAGCACCTTAAGGGGAGACCACCGAATGACTTATCAATTAGGCAAACGTAGTAAAGACAGACTACTTGGGGTAGACCCCCGTATGGTTGCTGTAGTAGAGAAAGCCATCACTATCTCTGAACAGGACTTTAGCGTGATCTGTGGTCTCCGCACGGTCAAAGAACAAGAAGCCCTAGTAGCTAAGGGTGCATCACAGACGATGAAATCTAAGCACCTTGAGGGTTTAGCTGTAGACCTTATGGCATACATAGATGGTGGTCGTTGGGAACTAAACCTTTACGATGAGATTGCTGATGCTATCCGTAAGGCTGCTATCGAACTTGAGGTTAATGTTCGCTGGGGGGCTGCTTGGCACAAGACCCTTAACGAATGGGATGGTACTGCCGAAGACCTTATGAACGAATACATAGACCTTCGCCGTAGCCAAGGTAGACGACCATTCATTGATGGCCCTCATTTTGAAATAGTGGAGTAATACTGATGGACAAAAGTGATAACTGGCATTTGTCCAAGAGCGTTCCATTTGGACTTATTGTAGGCTTAATTACTCAGGGTGCAGCGATAGTGTGGACTGTATCTATGATGATGTCTGACATTGAGAGTAACCGTAAAGCCATCACAGAAACTCAAATGAGAGTTGGTCGTCTTGAGACCTCTGTTCAAAACCAAGCTGTATCTATGGCTAGAATTGATGAGAACATCAAAGCCATTCGTTCTGCTGTAGAGAAGATGTCAGAGCGAAGTAAGTAAGATGATTGATCCTTTTACAGCTATGGCAGCGGCTACTACAGCCTACAACGGGATCAAGAAAGCTGTATCCGTAGGTCGTGAGATTAGTGCTATGACTGGCGCAGTCTCTCAATGGTCTAAGGCTGTTAGTGACCTAGACTTCTTGGAGGACAAAGCTAAGAACCCTCCTATGTACAAGATGTTTAGTGACAACCAATCTAACGCACTGGAGATATGGTCACAAAAGCAGAAGCTAAAGGAAATGCGGGAGGAGCTTAGGGCACACATCTCTTGGACGTATGGCCCTAGTGCTTGGGAAGAGATAGTACGAATAGAAGCACAACAACGTAAAGAACAACGTGAGCTAGTCTATAAGAAGCAAGAGTTCATAGACAACTGTATTAACTGGGCTGTAGGTATTGCAGTATTATTAGCAGGTGCTGGAACTTTAATACTAGCTATGTACTTCTTAGGTGTAAAACAAGGGAAGTGGTGATGGATAGCAAAGCAATGATGGGTGTGTTGTTTGCTGCTCTTCTGGCCCTACTTGGCTGGAACATATCAACGACACACGAATTAACACTGCAAGTACAGAAACTAGAGATCATCTTATTAAATGATGCTTTCTCTAACTAGGGGTTAACGATGACGATACTTGATGATTGGAAAGTTCTACCAAGGCTAATGATGCTGGCAGTCACTGTACTGACGTATCAAGCTGTACATTGGTTTATGTCGTTACCTGACCCCAGTGTATCCCAGAGTGGGCTTGTATCGGTCTGTATGGGCGCTCTTACGGGGTGCTTTGGTATATGGATGGGCAAGGAGTCTAAGACTACAGTTACACCCACTAAGGTTGTACACGAGGAGAAGTATAGCAAATGATAGGTCAAATCATAAGTTCCATCGGTGGACTAGCTGCTAGTATCATCGACAGTAAGACACAGCTTAAGCTAACCGAAGCTGAGATAAAGAAGAAACAACTGACAGGTGAGATCGACTGGGACATTGAAGCTATCCGTGCGACACAGAACTCATGGAAAGACGAATGGATTACCCTACTGTTCTCTATTCCCCTGATACTAGCCTTCTGTGGTGACTGGGGTAATGCGATAGTACAAGCTGGGTTTGCTTCACTTGAGGGTATGCCAAAGTGGTATCAATATTCCCTTGGAGGTATCGTGAGTGCCAGCATAGGAATAAGGTCGGTATCGAAGTTCTTCGGTAAGTAAACCTAAATACAAGACACAAAAAAGCCGTAGGTATCCACTCAAGGACGCCTACGGCTTTTCTGATTCTAGTCTAGGTCTCCCATAACTGCTGCTAGACCTTGGTATAACGTCTCTATGTCGATCTTTAGTTTCCCCATAGTGTAAGTCACCCAGAGTAGAACTAAGCTGTTACCCAGCATCAACCCCTCAAATAGCGTCATTAGATACCCTCCTCCATAAATGTCTTAACCCACATTGCTGTGATACCTGATCGTACAATATCCTCAACACCAAACTCAATCACTGGCACAGGTAACATATGCTTCTTAGCTAAGTGGATCACCTTCGATAGACCATCAGCTTCCTTGAGATCACTCTGCATAACGTCACCATTGAGAACGATTGTCGTACCTTCTCCTACACGAGTTAGGACCATCTTAAGTTCATGCAGTGTGATGTTCTGTGTTTCATCGACAATTATGAAGGCATTATCGAAGCTACGCCCACGCATGAGAGCCAGAGGAGCCATCTCAATGTTGCCAT